GCTTACTCCTTTCTCAGACGCGTGGTCTTCTACAAAGAAACGTTGGTTACGACGCTCCACCTTTATAATGTAATCACACAGCTTGGCTTCGTTGTCGAAGCGAATGTCAGGGATCACTATCAGTGCTACCTTATCAACGGAACCTGCTATGAAATCGATCTGGTGCTTGGCGATCGTGATCCACAGGTCATCATTCACCATGCCCCTGCCCCAATCAGTACCCAAGGTCTGCATCATCTGACGAGGGGACTTGCCTGTCTCCTTCATTGGCTTGTCCTTTAGCTCGTCGTTGTATACGTAGTCCATCGGTGGATAGCGCAGCGGCATATTATCCAGCATCTCTACTAGCATACGCTTGATAGGTGTAGCAAGGGAAAGGGTATAGGCGGAGAGGTTCCACCCATCTAGCCCCGATCCCATGCTACAGAACATCTCGGCGGCGGTGTCTTTTCCAGACCGAGCCTGACCACAGATGCCTATTACGAGCGGCTTATTCTTTTTCATCATTGGCTCCCTCTCCATCGAAGGGCAGCCCAAGCTGTCCACCAGACTCGAGGTCACTAAAATCAACCTCCTCTTGTACGTGGTCATCCTCGGGCGGTACCTCATCGGGGAACCACAGCTTGGTGAGCTCAGGGATGTCACATGTATTGGAACCAGTGAGCTCGTCGAAGCGTTCGAGGAATGCATACTGCGCAGCGTACCAGTACTGCTCATGTTTCTCCGTGGCAGCATACAGCCACCACGTCTCTACCTCACGTAAGAAGGTACCGCCCCGGCCCAAGGAGTAGCTCTCGTGCTCCAGCATCTTGAGATCAGCGTCAGCTACACAGCTGGACTTAACGTACCCCTGCGAGGTAGCCGCAACTGGACACTCGAACTTATCCATGATCTTAAGGGCTATCATGTTCTCGAAAGATTCCACTACTGGGAACAGGGCCTTCACTGGCCAGATGATGTCACCCATGTATGCCTCTGCTGCGTCGTGCAACAGAGCCTCGAGCGCAAAGCGCTCCGGTACTAAGTACGACATGATAACAGAGTGATGGCCTACTGTGTAGTCTTGGCGTATGTGCCCTCCGTACCGAAGCGTTCTACCCAAACCCCATGCTATGTCTTCGATGAAGATCTGATCTGGTGTTAGATCCAGAAGATCTACCTTCCTGCCGGACAGTACTTGTAACAGTCCGGGCTTGCGTGATACTGTTGGTGTAAACTTAATTCTCATCTCATCTCTCCTGTTTCTTTTTGAGCCGTGCCTTGGCGTCATCGATCCACTCTTGCGGTACGTCTATGCCAATGTGGTAATCGATCTGTCTTTTCCTGCACCAGTCAGAGTAACGTGTCCTGCTGTTGCGTGAGATCGTGTTGTCTTTGTGGAACAGCATCTTGATGTTCAGCTCTGGGTTCTGTTCCAGCACCTCGCCCATCTTACGTCTATCTATCGCTGTCCACCTACCCTTTACCTCAATGATTAACTCTTCGTCGAAGAGGATCAGGTCGGGGGTATAGGTACGTACCTTCAATGGCTCTACATATGTGATCTTCTTGGTTTCGTACTCGAAGTCTATCTTACGTTCGGTCAGTCCGTTTGCTACGTCTGCCTCTAACCAAGATCTGTAAGGCTCTGGTGGTTGTAACCTCCTACCCTTGCGTTCCTTCACAGTTAGGTAACTCTTCGCCTGCTTGTTGTAGCGCGTTGATCGCATCATCTCCTCCTACTCTTACTAATTGATATACCTCATCATAGATTTCCTTGGTGGTGCGCACACAGTTCGTGCCATCCCAAGCAGTGTATGACCAGCCGTCTTCAGTGAGCTCGAACTCAGCAGATGCCTTGAGGTACTCTTCCCATAGGTACAGGGACGCAGCCTCGTAGTCCTCCACATCAGCCAAAGCCCTACGTGCCAGTACTGGGCCTATCCCCTTGACTCCGGGGATGTTGTCAGTGCTGTCTCCTGTGATTGCTTGGAGTGCCAGCTTCTTCTTGCCCACGTCTGGTGTGATCAGGATCTTCTGATTCAACACCCAGTTGTAATGGTGCCCCGGAACTTGAAGCAAGTCCTTGTCGATCGAACACAAGATCGTGTGATCATTCATGGCCAACGCCAAGGCGTCGTCTGCTTCAATGCTGCTGTACTCAACAGCTCCGTAGTGCTCGATGAGGTACTTGCGTATGTCATCGTAGTGCCACGGCTTCGGTGCATTCTTACGGTTGCCTTTGTATTCCTTCATGGTGGCGATCGCGTCGCGGAAACATTTACCTTTGCTCAGGTACACCTTGTGCTTGGTGCAACGAGTGCTCTCCATGATACCACGTATCACACTCTTCACATTAGAAAGGGCATGGGAGAGAGGCTCAATTTCTTTCTCTCTCTCCAGCTTGTACCTAGGTTCGTCTCCTTCCCAGTCAGCCACGTCTGTCTCGTTAGTTTCCTTCCACTCTTTTAACTCGGCGGCTGAAGACAGACGGGCAACTGGTACGTCAGGATCGCCAGCCATGTCGAAGACAACATAGAATGTGTGCTCAGCTGCGAACCCACAACGGTATACCACTATGTCGCCATCGATCAGGGCTGTATAGTTCATTAGTTGATTGTACCTCCTTCTGCTGTTAGCTCTCTTTCAATGGGTACTGGTGGGCCTTCACGTGTAATGCGAGTCAACGCATTAACCCACTCTTTGGCCGCGGAGAGCTGACGCGTGTCAGCCTCCATCACTCCAGTATGTCTATTGAAGATTCCATAGACTACCATAGGTAGGCCTCCATACTGATCAGCGTAGGTAGGCTTGATGTAGAAGTGCTCGTTACTACCATCCTCGATGGCTACATCGAAGTCAACCTCACTCGACTCTCTCTCCAGTACTGATGATGCAATGTAATCAATTCCTTCACCTGACATTATGCTGCTCTCCTTAACTTATAATAGTTATGCTTCATGTCTTGGGATAGCCGCCTCATGCATGTTTGATGCAAGAGCACAACACCATCCCAGCGTTTGATATACACTGGGGTGGCAGACAAGAAGGGATACTTAGTACGTACGTGTTTACGTATCCTCTTAGCGAGTATACCTCTCATGTTATAACTTCTCCAGTTTGATACTCACATCACCCTGTAAGGTAGTGCAGTATATATCGAAGTCGTATGTTACGTTGGTGTTAGGATACCCTGCCTCCAAGCATTGCTTCTCAGCATACAGGCTGTAGGGCATAGCCACACATCCAAAGACAACGACTAGCACTGCAAAAAATACGATGATGCTTATCATTACCTTATCCATTAGCCCCTCCATGACTACGCTTCGTGTGCTACGTACTCACCGGCTGGGCCGGGGGCGTCTTCTTCCGTGACGAGCAGACGATCGGGATCAATACAGTTAGCGTAGATGTGCAACGTGATCTGATCCAACAGACCCAGTGCATTGTCGAACGCTGCATTCTTAGCCCCAAGTACTACCTTGTCACTGGCTATAAGACCAGCCAGTACCTGAGCCGCTGTCTTGTAACTGGACTGCAGGGTGATGGTCTTCTGCCGTGCATCAGGTGTTAACACGCCTGCTGCTGGTGCTGGGCCGCTAGCTGTAGCTGTCTGCGCTACTGGCACTACGTTGTTGGCATTGAAGTATGTCTTGCCGTTGTTGCCTGTGCGCTCGGTCTTGTCGAACTCTACTTGCTGGCCTTCGAACTGACTACAGTCTTGCTTGTATGTACCGTACCATACATCGTCGATGCAGATAGAGCAGATGCCCTTGTCGTTCTTGTATGCCTTTGCGATAATACCTTGGAACTTACTCATATGGTGTCTCCACTTGAACTTTGATTTCATCCTCTCCTTCGAGAGGGACTCCCCAATTGTAGCCTATATGCATACCGACTCCAAGAGGGACATTGAACTGGACGTTATACACTTTGTCCAGATAGAAATAAACATCCTTTGTTAATGATTGGACAGCAGTTTCTTCAAAAAGTTCCCTTTCATTTATAGGAAACTCTGCTTCGATCGAATCATGTACAGTATTAACCAGCATCAGCTCAGCTTCACGTGTGCGGTGCCACATGTATGTTAACCCGATAGGGATTATGTCCGCCGTTGCGAAGGATTGTACTGGT